CATTAACCATCAGTAATACGTCAGGCGACTCGACAGGAACGAATATTGCGGGAAGCTCAGCCCAATATAACGCCATCAAGGTATCAAGTCTTGCCGTTAATTCCACAATTACTGCGCCAAGTTCTAACCGGCGATATGTTGTTATTAATGCTGACTCAACTTACACATTAACAATTAAAGCGTCTGGTCAAACTGGATTTACATTTCGACCGGGGCAATCTGGAATCGTTGCGTTTAACGGGACAGATTATGCGGCTGTCGGGGTTGTTTTAAATCAAACCCAAACCTTTACGGCAGCGCAAACTTTCCGTGCAGCGAATGCAGTAAGGTCAGAGGCGGCTTCCACTCAAGATGCAGTGGTTTTAGCCGGTAGAGCCGGTGGTACAAATAGTTATGCAGTGACGTTAACGCCCACAACCTTATCATCAAGTACGACGTTAACATTACCTAACGCTACTGATACAGTGGCTGTCATTGGAACAGCCCAGACCTTTACCGCAGCGCAAACTTTTCGCGCTGCCAATGCGATTCGATCAGAAGCTGCAAGCACTCAAGATGCAGTGGTGATTGCAGGTCGAGCCGGTGGCACGAGTTCTTATGCTGTTACGTTAACGCCAACGACACTTTCCGCTAACAGAACGCTTAACCTCCCTGATGCTTCCGGGACTATTCTTCAATCTGGTACGGCAGTTACTGTAGCCCAGGGTGGTACAGGGCTTACTTCAGGTACATCTGGCGGGATACCGTATTTTTCTAGTACTTCAGCGATAGCATCCTCCGGTCTTTTATCCGCTAATCAATTTGTTATTGGTGGCGGCGCAGGGATAGCCCCAACTTCTACTACAACTATAAGTTGGAGTAATACTTTTACAGCAGCTCAGACTTTTAGAGCTGCAAACGCCATACGGTCTGAAGCAGCTTCTACTCAAGATGCTGTTGTAATTGCTGGTAGGGCTGGTGGCACGAGTAGTTATGCAGTGACGTTAACGCCAGCAACTCTTTCAGCTAGTCGCACTGTTACATTTGCAGACGGCGGCGGAGACTACACAGTGGGTTATAGAAACGCCCCCGCTGTAGGAACAAAAACAGGATCGTATACCTTGGCAGTAGCCGATGTTGGAAAATACGTTCAAGTTGGATCTGGTGGCTCAATTACCATTCCCAATTCAACATTTGCTGAGGGAGATGTTATATCTATTTTTAACAATACATCAGGCGCAATAACTATCACTTGTAGCACTACTACAGCATACATCGCTGGTATAGACAGCAGTAAAGCATCGGTGTCATTAGAAACTCGTGGCGTTGCAACAGTGTTATTTATCAGCGGTACGGTGTGCGTCATCACCGGAAACGTGAGCTAAGCCATGACTGGGATCATGCTTGCATTGTTAGGGGGATTTATTTCTAAGGCAACATCAATGAACTACTTGGTTGTTGCTGGTGGAGGTGGCGGTGGATCGTCAGTAGGCGGTGGCGGCGGAGCTGGAGGCTTTAGAACAGCATCGGGCGTGTCGCTTACGGGCGTAAGTTCTTTGTCTATCACGGTTGGCGCTGGCGGTAACGGTATGCCCAACACCCTTTCACCGAGTACAAAGGGTGGCGACTCCTCTATTTCAGGAACAGGTTTTACGACGATTACATCTGCTGGTGGTGGTAACGCATATGGGCAGTCTTATCTCTACCCATCGGTTCCCGCAGCAGTCGCCGGTGGATCAGGTGCCGGAGGTAATCGAAACAACAACCCTGGAGCAGCCGGAAACACACCAAATACATCACCTTCGCAAGGAAACAATGGTGGGGATGGGTCAGACAGCTCAGATGGATATGGGGGCGGTGGTGGTGGTGGTGCTGGCGGGTCTGGTGCAAATGGAACTGGTACGTCGGGCGGTAATGGCGGCGCTGGAAGCACGGCTAGCTCTGCTTTAGGTGGCGGCACTTATGCTGGTGGGGGTGGCGGCGGAGCTGACGCGCCTAGAACAGCCGGTACAGGTGGATCAAGTATTGGCGGTAATGGGACAAATTCGGTGTCTGGCAATGCAACGTCTGGGGCAACCAACACAGGTTCTGGAGGCGGTGGAACAGGGGGTTATACTGCTGGTGGCAACGGCGCGTCTGGGGTTGTTATCGTTGCATACCCAGTTACGTTCAGGCCAGCAACGACAACCGGATCACCTACCGTCACGGTTTCTGGCGGTTATCGCCGCTACACATTTACCGGCAACGGTTCCATTACATTCTGAGGTAGCACATGGCTCATTTTGCAAAACTGGATGAGAACAACAATGTGCTTGAGGTGCATGTTGTTCACAACAACGAGCTGCTTGACGAGAACGGCGTTGAGCGGGAACAGAAAGGCATCGACTTCTTAGTCGCGTGGTCAGGCGGTTATCCACACTGGAAGCAGACCAGCTACAACGGAAAGTTCCGCAAGAACTACTGCGGCGCTGGATACACCTACGACCCAGTGCGTGATGCTTTTGTCCCGCCAAAACCTAGCGACGATGCAACGCTTGATGAATCGACATGCCAATGGATTGTGATGGCTGCTGACAGCGTAGGTGCAGATTCAATATGATCACTTTACAATTAACCCAAGAAGATATTGAGATGTGCTTAACGGGAATAGGAAACACCTATTCTTATACAAAAGCATTTCATTTGATTGAAAAGATTCGTCAACAAGCCCAGCCGCAATTAATTCAAGAAGATGACAACGCTAAAGATAAATTAAGTGAGCGTGAATCATGAATGAGTTAAAGCAAATCCCAGAAGTTGAAGCTAGGCTCGATACGCATGAGCAAATTTGTGCGGAGCGGTACAAAGGCATCCAAGAGTCTTTCAAAAGAATTGATGACCGCTTCCAAGACGGTTCACAAAAGTTTAAACGTCTTGAGTACATACTTTACGCGGTCATGGCAGCGGTTCTTTTAGGACCTGGAGCTGCAGCGGCATTCTTTAAGAAACTGATTGGCCTGTAATGTTTGATCTTTTGTCTGGTGGTCTTCTAGGTTCAATCTTTGGTGGTTTGTTTCGTCTTGCGCCTGAGGTCTTAAAATTCCTAGACAAAGCCAACGAGCGCAAGCATGAACTTTCCATGTTTCAGCTTCAGACGGACCTTGAAAAGCTCCGTGGCGAATTTAAGGTAGAGGAGAAATATGTTGATTACTCTATCCAGCAACTGGATTCCATCAAAGAGGCCTTTAAAGAACAGGCTGAAACGGCTAAAGCTGCGGGCTGGTTTGTGGCTGGAATATCTGCTCTTGTACGCCCCGGCATCACTTGGTGTTTATTTTTCATGTATGCATCGGTTAAGGCGGCTGCGCTTGTTATGGCGTTTCAAACGGGCGCGAACTGGACAGAAGTCGTAACTAAGGTTTGGGATGAAGATGACTTTGGTGTGTTTACAATGTGTCTCACGTTCTGGTTCGTTTCAAGAAGTATAGAGAAGTATCAGAAGTCGTGAATGAAGATGCAAAGAAGTTAGCCAGAGATGTACTCATCAAGCCCTTTGAAGGGCTGGCTAAACTTTTGCCTGATGGAAGGGTAGCGGCTTATCCCGACCCCGGTACTCGTGGACATCCTTGGACTATTGGTTACGGATCTACCGGCCCAGACATTCAGCCAGGAACTATTTGGACGATCAAGAAGTGTGAGGATGCCCTAGATCATCACATCACTTACTTTTATGCAGGACTTTGCAAACTTAGTCCGACATTTCCAAAAGCCTCTCCCCGACGCATTGCCGCAGTGACTAGCTGGGCTTATAATTGCGGACTAGGAAACTACCGAGTTTCTACCTTCAAAAAACGTATTGATGCGGGGGACTGGGATGGTGCGGCTACGGAATGTGTCAAATGGACAAAGGCTAATGGTCGTGTCCTCCCCGGACTTACTCGCCGCCGTGCGGCAGAAGCTGCATTGATGAGGTAAAGATGCCTTTATCAAAAGTATTATATAAACCCGGAGTCAATAGAGAAAACACTCGATACACCAACGAGGGTGGATGGTATGTCTCGGATAA